CCAACTTTTCTTATACCTTCATTCTGAATAAAAGCTTTCATTGGTCCAGCATCAAATTGACTTGAAACATTTGCTGTCGTATTTGCTGTGACAGTTAATGTTAAAATCTTTCTATCATTTCCACCAACACCATCACTATCGTATTCATCTCCACTTGATACAAGATTTACTTTTTTGATAACTCCAAATGCACCCGAAACTGCACCCACTAATTCATCATTAACAGAAACAGTACTACCATCAGTATTAGCTATTTTTAATACGTGATAGCCGATTGTATTGGCATAGAAGCCATTTGTCTTGACTGTACCGACTGTAACTCCAACTTTAGTTGTTTTATTAATTTTTTCATTAACTTGAAAATTTTTATAAGTATCAACTGCAAGAACTACATCATCTGATGTGGCATTGTATACTCTTCTTATAGCTTTAACTACTGCGTTTGCTTGAGAAGTTACACCATATAATTTATCTCCAACAACAACCCCTGGATTTGCCGTGTTCGCTAAAACGATTACTGCATTTGCATTTGTTCTATAATCATTATTACCCAAATCTTCTCCAGCTTCTCTGAAACCAAAATCTGGAGCACCTAAAACAGTATTAGCGTGGTTGTTCATTATACCGTGAGAAGTATCTCTGTATTGTATTCTAGGTGCTGATGCACCGAACATTGTATTTGAACCAAACTTATTACTATTTTGACTTAAAGCAAAAGTGTCTGTGATATCACCTGATTTAACTTGAAAAGATGCAGGTGAATCTCCATCTCCTCCAATATATTCGATAGTTGTCCCATCTGATTCTGATTGATATCCTGATCCACCATCTTTTAGTTCGAAAGCTAATTGTCCACCCAAATCTGTAACATCATTAATAACAACTTTACCGAAATCTCCTGACTTAGATGAAATCATTTGAATAACGTCACCAGGCCTATATTCACCACCTTGAGAAACAATACTAATACTTTTTACTCCTGCTTCTACAATAGGAGTATAACCCGTATCTTGTCCTTTTATCTTAATAGTTTCTACGTTACTAAAAATACCTTTTATATTTGAAACTAGTATCTGATCTATATCACGTCCCTTAGCAACAACTCTTCTTACATCTTCAACCAAGGCTTCAGCTTGTGAGTCTGTACCTTTAATAGTTTTCCCAATGAGAGAATATGCTTTAGGATCGTGATGAGTAGTAAGATAACGATCAATCTTGAAATCTCCATCAGAAACTTTAAGCATTTGATCGGCTGGAAAAGAAATCTCAACATCTTCATTGTATAATATCCTGAATAATAACTTATAAGACTCTATGGTCCCTTTAGTTGAATATAAATCTTTAATTCTTTTTGCTAGTAATTTTTTATCTGCAAGAGCATCATTCGGAATTTCTGGCATTAATTCTGAACGAAAATATTGAATATAAGAATCTATTGTTTTATCAATATCTTTATAGTCTGATAAACTACGTACAACATCTTCTGCTTTACCAGATTGTTCCATATACTCATAGTAAGCTTTAACGAAAGCAAGAAAATTCGGGCCTTCTTCTTTATAGAAAGCTGGAAATTGACGTTCTACGAGTGTTGATAGTTTTTCAGTAAGAGCCATTAATCACCAACCTCACCAGTGGTTGTGATTGTCGAGTCTTCTGTAGATATTATAATAATCTGTTCTCTAACAGGAACAATATCTTTAGAAACTGGATCTGCATTTACTTTAATTTCTATACCATCATAAGCTGTAACTACGAAACTATTAATTTTTATTTCGCCTGTTGTGTAATCAATAGTTCCTGCATTAGCCTCAATAGCAACTTTTTGTTTTGCTGAATTATATCTAAACACTCTAATATTACCCACTCCATCATCATCTAAGTAAGCTATGAAACTATTATATGTAAATGCTGTTGATGATATAGAACTTTTCTGTACAGCATTGTGGAATAATATATTAACTAGTGATGCTGTTGTTGTACTTGGTACAAATCTTTTTTGCATTTGTAGAGTAGCTTCATTATTCAGAACTGCATCATCTACATTATCCAAGTTTCTAACAAATCTTGAATATCTTAATTTCTTACCAAACTGTTCTAAGTTAGTATTTGAAAAAGATGTCATAGCATCTCTAATTAATGTTTGTACAGCAGAAGTTGAAGTTGTAGATTTTAATGTATCGTAAAAACAATTAATAGTTGGTACAACATAGAGATAAGATGGATCGATTATTACTGGATCGATTCCCAACATTGTTCTATCTTTAATAGAATTTTTAATTTCATCTTTGAGAGTTATAGTTGGTATTAATTCACCTTGTGGTTTAACTGCTATATAAACTTTTCCGTGAACTGCAGGAGAGGCGTCTTCTCCACCATATGCAACTGCCGATGCTATGTTTGTATTTTCGTTAAGAATAATTCTTTCAAAATCTTTAGCAACAACGGCTCTGTTCTGTATCTTATAATTTCTTGGTGCATTGAACTTTATACTATCAACACTTTCTAATTCAACACCACCTCTAGCAACTGTGTTTACAGAAAGGCTAGCAGATGAGTAAGTTGGACTAATACTAATGCTGTCAATAGAAAACACATTTGCGCCATTTGTCTTTGTTCCATTACATACCCTATAATCTATTACGACAATGTTACCATCTTTAACTGGTTTACCCAATGAACCAGTTCCGAATAAAATTTCGTATTGTTTGTCGTGTGTTTCTTGTAAATAATATACTGCTGATTTTTCATTAACTTCTCTTATGTTTGTAGCTTGAGTGTATGAAGTATTTGCATTAGATGATGCTGATTCTTTAACTGTAACTCTTATACTACGTGTGTCTATGTTTTCGTTGGGTAAAACATATTTAACTGGACTTGCATCACTAACAGTAAATTGATGTTGAAGTGGTGCACCCTCAGTTATTGTTATAGCTTGTGTAAAGGTATTTGCTACGTTCTTAATTATATTAGCTTCAGGTGTGACATACGTATATGTTCTATCATTAATTGAAGTTGTGAATGAAGTATTTTTAGGAAGAGTAAATTCAGATACATTGTTTGCGACACCAGTAAATGTTATTCCGACATTAGCTGTTGCACCTCTGGCTGAACGTGTAAGATAACCTAATTCTTTTGCTCTAGATACCACGCTGTCTCGTTGCTGTGCTGTATCTAAAAACATTTCATTGCCAAGCATATTAATATAAAATGCATTGTAATGAGTATTATATGCTAATACATCTAATAGTACTGACATATTACTGCCATCAAAATCATAATCATTAAATTGAGTTTGTGACTTTAAATAAGTTTTTAAATTAGATTTTATATCAGCAAAATCTACTTCTGTAACTTTTAGATATGTATTAGCGGCCATGTTATCTTACTCTTTCTAGTAATACATCAAGAACCACAGCTTCAGGATCATTAACAATTTCGAAAGCTATTGTTAAAGACAATCCATTTAAATCTAATCTATCTTCTACTAATATATCTATTAGATTTGCTCGTGGTTCATAATTTTCTATTGTGTTTATTACTGCTTGTTTTATCTGTTCTTGAAGATGAGAAGTAAAGGGTTCGAATAAATAACCTCTTATATTACAACCAATATCTGATTGAAATGGCCTTTCATAGAAATCAGTTAATACTAAATTCTTAACAGATTGCTTTACGGCATCTCTATTAACCTTTTTGTTTAACTGTTTAGTTATAGGATTTGATACAAATAAATTATCAAAATCGCTGTATATAACTTGATTAGGTTCTGACATTCTTCTTCTCTTGTATTTCTTTTCTTCTCATAGTACAAATCTTGGCAATTTCTGCGAGGGCTTTTCTTGCTCTTGTTCCAGCAGACTTATTGCCCTTTTCAAATTTGTCACTCTCTACAATATAAGTATCGAAAAGATTTAATAAACTATCATGATATTCCATAATTTTTCTCTTGACATAGTTTCAATTTATTGTTAGAATACTATTGTAGTATAATAACTTAATGCTATTTATAATCCATTTGCATATACATTACTTGAGCCAGAAATTATCTTGGCCGTACACCCGTAAGTATCATTTTTTCTCCCTAAAGCTTTTCCTTCTACAAAAACATTTGGACTACCAGAAACTAGCCCAGGTGCGTGTGTTGGACAACCTACTCCAGCAAAAGTATGTACAGCTACATTATCACCTAATCTTACTACACCAGTTCCATTTACAAAAACAGTAGAACTTCCCATCTGAGTTGCAGTCTTTTTTGGAGCTAAATCACAGGTTATATTATCTAATGTGTTTTTATCTCCAGTTGCAACGTGAACTGTATCAACAGTATCAACCCCATCTTTTCTAGCTACTGCGGGCATTATAATACACTAGATGTTGGAGGTTCTGTACTACCATCATCACAAGCAACTGCTCGTCTAACGGCTCTTAATCTCCAAAAATATCCACCTCTTAGTTTATATCTTTTCTGTGTTATACTGTTACTTTGATTTCCCCCAATAACACCTATGTGCGTATCTGTATAATCACCTGTGGCAAATGCAACGTGTCCAGTTCCTTTTGATGCACCACCTCTTTGAAATACCAATATATCACCTCTCTTGAGATTTGATAAATCGATTTTATCTCCTTCTGCCATAGCTACTTGTGTACCATATCCTGAATATGCTTGTGATGATGCTGTTTGTATATACTTATTACCTGATCTTTTAAGTACTGCACCAGCAAATACGGCACACCAAGCTGTTCTATCTGCATATCTAGAACCATCATAACCAATTTCGTCCCATAGAAATTTAATTTTCGGATTACTTCCAGTTTCTTTCCAACCACCTTCATTCATTAATTCTGTTGCAACATCAATTGGATTTCTTTGTGGATTATCTGCCGCCCCACAAGTAGCAGGTGCTTTTTCTGGATAATTTACATCTTCTGGATTCTTACCGTCAGTTTGTTCTACTTGCTCTGGATTATCTGGATAATCTACACCCTCTTCTATATCTAATTCGTGGGGTTCTATATTAACTACATTTTCTTCATATACAACAGGAGGATCAAGTAACTCTACATTAGGTAAACTTGGAGTTCCATTATTTAAATCTATTCTAGTTGCTCTTGCATCTATATTACCAAGTGCTGTAATATTAATATTCTTACGTGATGATAGATTAATATTACCATCAACTATAATATCTAAATCTTTTGTTACGTGAAGCTTATCGTTACCAGTAACTGTTCTAAAACCATTCTTATGCTGTGTTACTACATCACCATTTGGTTGCATCTCAATAAATGTACCAGATTTATGAAAAACGTGGATTCTTTCTTTACCACCAGTATCATCTATTTCAATGATATGGCCGCTTTCAGTTTCCGTAACGTGATTGTAGGGGTACTCGGCTTTATAAGACGCCGGAGGTGCTCCAATATTTTTATCAGGAGTATAACTAATAGTAGGAATACCTCGAGCAAGTTTATTAACATCACTCTCATCAACATATTTTGGATATACTCCATTTGGATCATTAAAACCTCTTGAACTATCTGCTGAGTATTGTGGTATACCAGCAAAACTTCCTAATATATACGGCTCTGATGCATCTTTTCCATCAGCAAAAAAGCCAACTACCCAAGTCCCTTCGAGGATACCCGTCGGCGAGGTGCCCTTGCCACTAACAGCCGCAGATGTGATGCTTTGTAACGGAATCGCCCAGGGTAAACTTTCAGTAGGTATTTCGTTCTTATCATCGGTGTGCCAACCATGAGCCCGCACTCTAACCCTTCCGAGTTGTATAGGGTCATTACGATCTTCGACAACCCCGAAAAACCATATAAAGTCATTCTTTCCTAGGAAGTTCAGCATCTTCTTCCTCTTTTTTCGGTGAACTGTTTATCCATCCACTTAAATCTCCTTTTGTAACATCATCAGTAGGATCGTCATTCTTTTCTGATTCGTGTTTTGGATTATTAATCTCTTGTAAAAATTGTTCTGTCATATTACATATCCGTTGCTAAGTCAAACATTAAGTCGCCTGACTCTATTAAATTTCTAACGTAAATAGGATATATTTTCTCCCCACCACGTTTCTTAGATTCGTAAATAATTTTTGCTCGTACTTTAAATAATCTAGCGGCAGAACTATTTGATTTACCAACTCTAGGATCAAACACAATAGTTTCTGGATCACCAGCACCTCTTCTATATTCAACCTTCATATGATTCATAGCTTCTTTTACATTATCTACATATTTCTTCCCAAACTTTGCTCTCTTAAAACCTTTTGTACTTAACTTGACAACTTCTATTGTAGGATCATTACCAGTGGCCGCATTTCTAAGAAAGTCAGTTAGCTTTTCTATAAATGCAGTATTCTTACTTCGCATAAGTTTTTCTAGTTTATCAGCGGCCTCTTGATGTACAAATGCATTTGCTTGTCTCACTACGTCTTGTATCTTTCTAGCTTGTGGAGACTTAATCAAATCTCTACTTGTAAATGCATATGTGATATCAACTTCTTTTAATTTCTCTTCATACTTTTTTCTTGCAGAAGATACATCAACACCAAGTGCTTCAAAAAGTTTTATCTGTCTTTCAAATGGTACACCAGACATTTGTCCAATTTGATCACCACCAGTAACTTTCAATGACATTTGCATATTTACAACTTTGCCATCTATCTTAACTTTGATATCAGCTTTCGTACCTTTCTGATCTGTTAGTCCATCAGCATCAACAACAATCTTATTTTCTTTGTTGTTCTTATATAACATTTGAGAATAACGTCTAAGTCTTTTATACGTGCTACAATATTTTGCAACAGAGTCAAACTGCCAACCAATTAAATCCCAATTCTTTTTATCTGATATAAAATCCCATTCTCTTTTACGTATACCGACACCAAGAGTAATTGTATCTGAAACTTTTACAGTAGTCTTTGACGATACTTTATCTTCTCTTTCTAATTGAGTTTTGCGGGAAGATAAAACTCTACCCAACATTTTTTCGATAGCTGTCCTAGTAACTACAGCTTCAGGATTATTAAATTTAGCGGCTACACCACAAGCCAGAATAACTTCTGCTAAATCTCCCTTATTAGGTATCTTAACATCTTCTTCTTTTAAAAATTCTGCAAACTTTAACATTATAAATCAAACCTTTTCTTTAAACTTCTTTGTGAAGCTGGTGATAATGGTGCATTTTCTAATGCCCATCTCATTAATGTTTTTATAATTGCTCTATCATTTTCATATCCTTTACCACTTCGCTTGAGTGTAATATATGAAAAGTCTTTTACAAGTGGCATTTTTGTATTTGGATAGAATGATGTTTTATCTCTATTGTTAAGTATAGTATGAATTTGTCCATCTACGTATCTTCTACCAACACCTGTACCTCTACCTAAAGCTTGTGATCTAATTCTTTGTAACATATTCTGAGCGGCTTTTTGATGAGACATAAAAAGAATATCATCTGGTACAACTCTATCTCTCTGTTTGTTTGCTTTCGCGGCCACTTTATAATCTGTAAGAACCCATACTAAATGTATATTTCTAGCTTCATAACCAGCATCAATTAATTTAGGTGCTACATCACTTATATCTGAATGATCTTTCATTGTAATGTCAAAAAGAATATTTGGTAGAGTTTCTTTC